CAAATAACATATATATTGCGGGCGTCTATTATTCTAAAATTAGGGTAATAGGCTAGGTTTTAGAATAAGGCAAACAAAAATCCTTTTACCTTGATTTAGGTAGAAGGATTTTTTTTATGGCTGAAACTAAAGAAGTATTAATTCTTGATAAAACTACCGTAGATTCTTGGAGAGCTAACGCCAAGAATCAAGAATCCCTTACCAAATACTACAACGAAATCTACAATCATGATCGAACTATACGAGACACACAAGTTGCAAGGGTTCAAAAGCATAAGCTTATTAAGAAAAAAGTACTTGTAACCGATTCTTTTGGGAAGCCAATTCTTGATGAATATGGTCAAGAAAAGACAAAGTACGAGACTGTAGAAAAAAAAGCTATTCGAATACCGATTCCATTAAAACAAAAAATCATTAATACATCGGTAGCGTTTGAATTTGGTAACCCTGTTAGTAGAATACCGAACGAAAAAAACGAACTATCGGAAGAAGTAGACGAAGTTTGGAAAGAAAACAGACTTGATAGTGTTTTGCAGGAAGTTAAAAAAGAGCAAAAAAGCATTACTCAGAGCGCGATAGTTTTTTACATCAAAACAAAAAACAAAAAATCTAAGATAAAATCTAGAATTCTAAAAAATAAAGACAATGTGTTTTATCCTGTTAAAGACGACTACGGCGATATGATATACTTTGTTTGGGAGTTTGCAAAAACCGTTAATTCAAAGCAGGAAAAATATATTTGGGTTTTCAACGAAACTACAATTGAAAAGTACAGGAATACAGAAGGTCAATTTGTTTTATTTGAGAACGATCCGCACTACTTCGACAAGATACCTGTAGTTTATTTCGAGCAAGAATTGCCAGAGGGAGAACTAGCGAACTCTATGATTGACAGGTATGAAGTTTCTCTTTCAAAATTAGCGGCATCTAACAATTATTCAGCACACCCTATACTTTTCACAACAGGCGAACTAACAACGCCACTTGATGGAGATGCGGATGGAAAACATATTAACGGAACTATTGAAAAGTCCGACGATGGAAAGGTTATTTCGGGCGATGCTAAATTCATTACAAATAATAATGCAGCGGACTCTGTAAAGCTTGAATTATCAACGCTTAAAAGCCTAATTGGAGAAGTGACAAGTACCCCAGACATCACAACGGAAGCATTGCAAGGAGTTGGAAATATAGCGGGGGCGTCATTAGAGCTTTTATTTCTTGATCCAATTTTAAAAGCAAAATTCAACGAAGGACAGAACACAACAGATATTCAAAGAATGTTAAATGTCATTATATCGGGTATAGTTAATATGACAAAAAAAGCAGACTCACGATATAGGGCGCAGGCGCAGACATTAAGGTATGATATTGTGTTTAATAGCATAATGCCAAAAGATGCAGACAACTTAGCTAACACCTTAAAAACTTCGATAGAGTCGGGTTTCTTATCGAAAGAGACAGCTGTCGAAGTGTTTTCGTATACAAAAAATTCAGAAGAAGAACTTGAAAGAATAGCAAAAGAAACAAATACTAAAACAGAAGAATAATGAGTGAAGAATTAAAACAAAAACTTGAAGCAGGACTTGAGGCGCAAGGACTCGATAAAGGATTGTCAAAATTCATAACAATTAAAGACGAGGGCGAAATTCAAGGAGCATTGAAATTATTGAAACTTGAAGAAAAGCCAATTGATGTCAAAAAAGCTTTAGAAAACAAGGAAGTAATGAAGGAAATCGACAGACGTGTATCTCAGGGAATTAGAACCTACAAAGAGAAAAACCCACCTGTAAAACCTGAAAAGAAAGATGATGAACCTAAAGATGATGAAAATTCCAAAGAAATAAGAGCCTTGAAAGAAAAGCTAGAAGCACTAGAGCGTAAAAGGACATTAAGCGAAAAGAACAGTTTTGCGAATAAGTTGTTCAAAGATGCGGAATTACCTGAATACTTAAGATCGTCTCTTGTAGTTAGTAATGACACTACAGAAGATGATATAAGTAAATCTGTTGAGAGTTTGAAAAAAAGCCACGCAGAACACATGCAAAGCTTTTTAGACAAGAGCATTAAGGCAGGTGGTGTTCCAATTCATACAAAAAAAGAAAAAATAACAGAAGAGGAGGCTAAAGCCTTCTTAATTAAAAATTAAAAATGGGAACATTAGATTTAAAAAACACAGAGACTTCTTACGGAAATGGCAATTCAGGGATTGTTATTAAGAAGTACATCCACGGTTTAGAAGGTGGACGTGTCTTAGATTGGACTGACTATCCCGAAGATTGGATTCAAGAAGGTCATGGGATTATGGTAGAAAATGGAAACTATAGACCGCTACCAATTACAGGACGAGTAACAGCGGGATATGTAATGGCTGGTGTTGCAAGGTCACTAACAACAAAAGAAAACCCTTCTACGGGAGTAATGACAATGGGAGTAATTAACACAAATGCTTTAAAGTATTCAATTAGTGCTACAGAATTAGGACAGTTGCAAGCTTTAGGCGTTCAAACACAAGCAGATTAAGATGGCAGATTCATTATTTAAAGATTTTATAAAGCCAGGAACATTCGAAACTGTTTCTAATTTATATTACGAAGAAATCACAGGCTCAGAAGAAGATCAAACATATTTACACGATTCTATCTTAACACCGAATTACTCACTTACAATGACGTTTGATTCAATTACAGGGAGATTCAAGTATGTAACAGCAGACATTGTGTCTTTCGATTCTCCAGCACCTGTAAAGAAAAGAAATACTATTTCTAAAGCAAGCGGAGCTATTCCAAAGCTTGCAACAGCGCGAAATTTGAATGAAAAGGAAATGAATGAAATCATTCAGCTTTCACAAATGCAAGGGCAGACAAATACTATGATGCAAAAATTATTTGCTGACACAAAGTATGTAACAGTAGGTATCAAGGAAACAATTGAAGAAATGCTTTACTCCTCTTTATCTAGCGGTGTAATGTTTATTCAAGACGATACTAACGTAGGTCACGGCGCGAGATTTGACTATAATATTCCAGATGAAAATAAATTTGGTGGAATATGGTCGGATTCAGATGCAAAACCAATTGACGATATTAGGCGAGTATTGGACGCGGCAGAAGATAATCAAGTTAATCTATCTTATCTATGGATTACAAAAAAGGAGATCGCAAAGCTAGCTAAGAATTTACAAGTTAGACAACACTATTCATTTTCTACGAGTGGAGCAGTTTCTGAAAATATTCCAATTCTTTCATCAGAAAAAGTAAAATCAATGCTATTGACTGAATTTGGTTTAGAAGTTATTGAAGTTGGCAGAACTTTTACACACGAAAAAGATGGAGTTCAAACAACAAAACAAGGTTGGACTGAAAACATGATCGTATTTACTGAGCGCAGAAACGTAGGAACATTGGAGTGGTCTAATACAGCAGAGAGTCAAATGCAACAAGAAGGCGTAATGTATAACAAGCCTGTAGATTACATTCTAGTTTCCAAAAGCGGAAGTACAGACCCTGTATCTGAGAAAACAGCGGCGCAAGCAATCGCAATGCCTGTTTTGCAAGACGTAGATTCAATTTATTACTTAGATACAGAAGAGGGGCAAGTTATTTCCGATTCAGAAGTTGAAGGCGATGCAAACATCACAATTTTCGGGGCAACTTACACAGTGGTACAAGTGAAAGCAGGTTTAGATTCTATCAATGTAGCTTACGAAGATGGAATTAATGACGCAGGTATTATCACACTTGTTAATACGTTAAGTAAGGCTAAAGAAAAAGCATTACAAACTTACTTAGAATCTCTATAACACATGTATTCAGAAGAAGCTATAAATTTAGTTGTAAACAGAATAAAGTGGCGAACTCCAACAGGGGAGTTTGCTACTATTCTCAATGCAGAAAATACAGCTTCTGAAAATCAAATATCATATCAAGACTCACATAAGCTAGTAACAATTTCCAATATTCATTATAGTCAAAACAATGAAGAAATCACTAATGAAGAATTTAATTCTTTACTAAGGAGCTTGGTGGTTAAATCTACTAATCAAGTTCTACGAGACGTATATGTCAATAGTGAATATTCAAACATTGATTTTGATTACTCAATGAATATTGAAAAATATGTTGCTGTTCTAGAAAACGCATTACTCTTGTCTATGGCTATTCAAGTAGGTGAACTAATTATATCTTCAACTAGAATAAGTGTAGACGACACCAAACTAAACATGAGTTATCATAAAGCAAAAGTTGAAGTTGAGGGAGCTATTAATGATAGCGGTAACGTTATTTCGGTAGGATTTAAGTATAGGTACGATAAAGCTATAAAAGAAGCTATTAAAAAAGTATTTAATA